CCTGGCGGATCTATAGTTCTTGTTATGACAAGATGGGCCGAGAACGATTTAACAGGGATGTTGATAAAGGGACAAAAAGAAAATAAAGCAGACAAATGGAAACTAATATCTTTTCCTGCAATACTAGAATCAGGTAAACCATTGTGGCCAGAGTTCTGGCAGATTGATGAATTAGAAAGAGTTAAAGCAACACTACCTGTTCGTAACTGGTCTGCACAGTATATGCAGAACCCAACATCAGAAGAAGGTGCAATATTAAAACGAGATTGGTGGAGACCTTGGGAGAAGGAACATATCCCACACCTACAACATGTTATACAAAGTTATGATACTGCATTCAGTGCAAAAGAGTCCGCAGATTATTCTGCTATTACTACGTGGGGTATATTTACTCCAGAAGAAGGTGGTGGTCCTAATTTAATATTGTTAGATGCAATGAAAGGTAAATATGACTTTCCAGAATTAAAAGCAGTTGCTATGGAACAGTATAAATATTGGGAACCCGATTCTGTTATTATTGAAGCGAAAGCTTCTGGTGAGCCTTTGACCCATGAGTTTAGAAGGATGGGTATTCCAGTAATTCCTTTTACTCCATCACGTGGAAAAGATAAGCATTCTAGAGTTAATGCTTGTGCCCCTGTATTTGAAGGAGGGTCAGTATGGTATCCAGAGGGAGAACACTTTGCAGAAGAGGTTATTGAGGAATGTGCCGCCTTTCCACATGGAGAGTATGATGACTATGTTGATAGTACTACTCAAGCTGTGTTAAGATACCGACAAGGTAACTTTATTGAAACAGGGTCCGATTGGAAAGACCCTATGGATAAAGTTCCAAAAGAATATAAATACTATTAGGGCCCATATGAAAAAAACCTTAAAAACTAAAAAAGCATTTTTAGGTTTAGCTGCAGAAGCAGTTAAAAAAAGTCCAATGAGTTTAATTGGTATTGGCGCGGATAAACTTTTAAAGAGTTCTTCAGAAGCAAGAAGCATTGCAAAAGAATTAGGTATAGGTGGAAACATGCTTAGTAACTATTACGATAAAAAAAATAATCAAACTAAACAAGAAACAACTGGAGAAGTTGTTGCAAAAGCAAAAGGTGGCTTGGCTCGTGGCAATGGGGCCGCGATCAGAGGAACAAACTTTAAAGGAGTATTTTAATTATGAAAAAAGCAAAAGACGAATCTAAAAAACACGAGAACAAAGAATCCATGAGAATGGAAGGCAAAGAAACTATGATGGAAAAAAAAGGTTATAAAGAAACCACATCAGGTAAAATGGTTAAAGCAGCTAAGGGTGCATTAACTAAGTCTCAAAAGAAAATTGGAAAAGTAATGAGAGAATTTAAATCAGGTAAATTACATTCTGGTAAAAAAGGACCCGTTGTAAAAAACCCTAAACAAGCAGTTGCTATTGCATTATCAGAAGCAGGTAAATCAAAACCAAAAGTTAAAAAAGCAGCTTTTGGTGGAATGTTTAATAGACAAGGAATGGGAAGACCAGGAATGGGAAGACCAGGTATAGGTGGAAAACCAACTAATGTTAATCCAAATCTTATATATGATAAACCTAGACCAGGTGTACAACCATTACCAGCAGCACCAACAGGAGGACTAATACCAGGAGTAGATATAGACACAGGTATGAATAAACCTTCATTAGGTGGATTAGCGGGAGCTATAAGTGGATTTCCTTTAAGAGCACAACAACCAGGAATGATGCAACAACCTGCTCCACTAAAAATAGATGTTCCAACTGCACAACCGTTGCCAGCAGCACCAAATAATTATTCAAGTTTTGTACAATACCAACAACCACAAATGCAAACAGCTAAAAAAGGAAAAATGATTTCATCTAAAAATAAAAAGAAGGGTGGAGGAGTTGCTGAAAGAGGAATGGGACAAGCATTCTCTGAAGGCGGTGCTGTAAGAGGCGTGCGTCTAGCAACACGTGGTTTTAGACCAGCAAAATTATCATAGGAGTCACAATGCCAAAATCTAAAAAAGATCCTTACACAAGTCGTAATGAATTCAAACCAGGATTCTATGATCAAAAAGATAAACCAGCTTCAACAGTTGAAACTGTAAAAGGTACAGGAGCAACTGCACCTAATGTTACAGACACAGAATCTTTTATGGAAGGTGGAATGTCTAGAGGACAAAAATCAATTCAAGTAAAAAAGGTTCCATTTAAAGGAGTGTTCTAAGTGGGCACAATAGATAAAATTTTTAAAACAATAGAAGGCGCACAAGGAGCAAGATCCGTGGGCACTGGAATTGATGTTACTGATTTAGTAGGAAAAGATCTTGTTGATTCTGCAACAGTAGCAGGAGCGGTAGACATAGATACAAAAAAACCTATTGCAGGTGCAGTAGTTAAAAAAGGTCAAGCAGAGTTCGGTATTGCAGGATCAGGTTCCACGGACCTCGGACTTGGAGCAAAGTATACTTCAAAAGACGAATCAACTTCAGCTGCACTAAGTGCGTCTAAAGGACCCCAAGGAAAAAATATTTTATTTACTATTGGTAGAAATTTTAAGACAGGTGGAGAAGTAGAAGTAGGTAAAGGTAAAGATTACATCAAGGATTTAATATAATGCGTAAAAAATTAAAAGTTAAAAAAGCATTTATTGGTTCATTGATATCTGACATTGCTAGTAAAATGACAGGGTCTTCGTCTTCAAATTCTTCACTTCCATCACAATGGGGTAATTTAAATTTTACATCATCTCAACCAGAAGATACTGTTTCTACACCAACCCCTACATCAACATCTCCAAAATCAAGATTTGCTAATTTTTTTAATAGAATGAAATCAAAAACAACAACAAGCAGACCTTCACAATGGAGTAATTTAAATCTTTCTTCACCTGCAAATACTTCTACACCAACTGTAAATACAACACCAACTTATAGTTCAAATATAGCTAGCTCTAGTAATATACCAGTAATGAATTCAGGAGATATCCAAACAATGTCACGTGGCGGATCAGTAGAAGTAGGTAAAGGAAAAGATTACATTAAGGATTTAATATAATGAAAATAAAAAAATACGGATTTGGTGGAGTTTCTGCTTTACGTGGCTCTGATGGAAATGTTATGAATGAGCCCGCTAAGACAGACAGCATGCCAATGGCACGTGATAGTTTAGCTGGACAACCAATTCAAACATCAACTCCATCAACCTATAATTCTGCACAGAACCCAGTTTCTAATTCAGCAACAGGTTTTGGTTCTAATCAATCAACAGGCTTATTGGGTCAAGGTTCAGGAGCAACAATCACTATTAATAATACTCAAACACCTCCAGGAGATATTGGACAACAAGATCCAGGGTTAACAAATCCAGTAACTGCTAAAAAAGGTAAGATGATTAAAAAAATGTCCGTTGGTGGTTCTGTAGAATTTGGTAAAGGAAAAGATTACATTAAAGATTTACTATAATGCCAAGTAGACTTAAACAATTATTACAATTATTAGAAGAAGCCAAAGTTAAAGGTGATACAGATCAAGTAGGTATATTAGAACAAGAACTTTTTACTATGAAGGATAAGAAGCAAGAAGGCGGAGAAATCAAAGTAAAAGGTGGCGGATATATTAACGATTTACTGTAAAGTATAGTCCTAATTATCATTGCATGTTAGAATAAACTTGTTATAACAACAAGGAGAAAAAACCATGGCAAAAAAACAACTACAAGATTTAGCTAAAATAGGTTTAGGTCTCGCTGCAGCATATGGCGCGTCTAAAATATTAGGACAAAAAGATCCTATGGAAATTGCTAAGTTAGAAGGATCAGAAGCATCCTTAAATCAAATGGAAGGCCCAGCAAAACTAGAAATACCTAGCATGAAAAAAGCTACTGAAAAACAAGTTATGGATCAAGCAAAAGCATCTGATGCTGCAACAATTTTTTCAGACAAACAACCTTCAACATTAAATCCTAAAACAGGTATGTATGGAGAACCAGGATCTATAGAAGGATTTAGAGCTTCCGAAGAAGCAAGAAAAGCAAGAATTGCTAGCGGAGCGTGGGACATGAGTCCTGATAGTCCTAAAGCAAAACTAGCAGCAAGAATAGGCCGTGCTAAAGGTGGAGAAGTTTTAGCAAGAGGAAATAAAATAGCAAGAAGTAAACCTACAAAACTTTACTAATGGCTGAAGTAGATAAGATTAATGAAGAACTTCCAATGGAAGACAACTCTATTCCTGAAGAAGGTATAGATGTTGTTCTTCCTGAAGAAGAGCAAATTCCACAAGAAGTTGCAGACGAAAACTTCTATAAGAATCTTGCTGAAGACATGGATGACAGAACACTAAGTCGTCTAGCATTAGATCTTATTGCAGATTATAAAAAAGATAGAGTATCAAGATTAGATTGGGAACAAACTTATGTTCAAGGTTTAGATCTGTTAGGATTTAAATACCAAGACATGACTAGACCGTTCCAAGGAGCGACAGGAGTTACACATCCATTACTTGCAGAATCAGTTACACAATTTCAAGCACAAGCTTATAAAGAATTATTACCAGCAGAAGGTCCAGTAAGAACTGAAGTAGTTGGATTAGAGACACCAGATATTTTAAAGCAATCAGAAAGAGTTAAAGATTTCATGAACTATATGTTGATGGAAGAAATGGAAGAATACACTCCAGACTTTGATCAATTATTATTTTATTTACCGTTATCAGGATCTGCATTTAAAAAAGTTTATTATGATGAAATACTAAAAAGAGCAGTATCTAAATTTATACCTGCTGATGATTTAGTAGTTCCATACTATGCAACAGATCTTAAAGATTCTGAACGTATTACTCACGTTGTTAAGATGAATGAAAATGATGTTATCAAACATCAAAAAGCTGGATTTTATTTAGATGTAGAACTAATTCCAAAACAACCAGAACAAACAGCTATACAACAAAAACTATCAGAAATTGAAGGTGTTAAACCAAGTGGAGATACAACATATCAATACAATATTTTAGAAATGCATGTTGATTTAGATTTAAGTGAATATGAACAAACAGCTAAATCAGATGATCGTAATGTTAAGATACCTTACATTGTAACTATTGATGAAGGTTCACAACAAGTTTTATCTGTATATAGAAATTATGCACCAGACGATCCTTTAAAAACAAGAAAAGAATACTTTGTACACTTTAAATTTTTACCAGGTTTAGGGTTTTATGGCTTTGGATTAATTCACATGATTGGTGGATTATCTAGAACTGCTACTTCTAGTTTGAGACAGTTATTAGATGCAGGTACTCTTGCTAATTTACCAGCAGGATTCAAGAGCCGTGGAATTAGAATCAGGGATGATGATCAACCATTCCAGCCAGGTGAGTTCAGAGACGTAGATGCACCAGGCGGAAACATAAAAGATCAGTTCCAAATACTACCATTTAAAGAACCTTCGCAAACTTTATTTCAATTATTAGGGTTTGTAGTACAAGCAGGTCAAAGATTTGCATCAATTGCAGACATGCAAGTAGGAGATGGTAACCAACAAGCAGCAGTAGGAACGACTATAGCGCTATTAGAACGTGGTTCTAGAGTTATGTCAGCTATTCATAAGCGATGTTACTACGCAATGAAACAAGAATTTAGAATTTTAGCAGAAGTGTTTGGAGATTATTTACCTCCAGAGTACCCATATGCAGTTTATGGTGCAGATAGAAACATTAAAGCATTAGATTTTGATGGAAGAGTAGATGTAATTCCAGTTGCAGACCCAAGTATTTATTCAATGGCACAAAGAGTTACACTTGCAAATGAGAATTTAAAGATTGCAATGTCAAATCCACAAATGCATAACTTGAGAGAAGCTTACAGAAGAGTATACGAAGCATTAGGAACTAGACAAATTGATGATTTATTACTTCCAGAGCAGCAACCACAACCAGAAGATCCAGCTACAGAAAATGCTAAAGCACTTAAAATGGAATTATTAAAAGCTTTTGCTGACCAAGATCATACAGCACATGTTAGTGCACACACAATTTTCATGCAAAGTAGAATGGTACAAACAAATCCAATGGTTTATGCTTTACTTCAAGGACATATTTCAGATCATATAGCTTTTCAATCACATGGAGAAGTTGGTAATGCTCTACAACAAGATCCAAATATGGTCGCTATGCAACAACAAGACCAACAAGGATATACAATATTATTTAATTCAGCGGTTGCTAAACGAGCTGCAGAATTAACTCAACAATTAGTACAAGCAGAAGGTGGAGAACAACAAGATCCACTAGTAATGTTGAAACAAAGAGAGTTAGACCTTAAAGCTTTAGACATTCAAAGACGTGCTAACGAATCTCAACAAGATATG